TGGACTTTTAAAAACTTTTTTTGCACCACGTGTTATTTTTTTAACAAGTTTACCTAAAAAGTATCCTTGTCTTAAATCTGCTATTCCACCACCCATGTATCCTGCTCTACCACCATCGTTATAGAAAAATCCACCACGGCCTTTAGTAAGGTCATCAGTGTTTACAGAAAAATTATAAGGTAAAGCTAATCTTTGTGTTATTGTATCGTCGTAAGGATCAGCTGGATCAGCTGGATCTGCTGGATCTGTTGGATCTTGTGTTTGGCTGCCATCGCCTCCACCGCCTCCACCGCCTCCCATAGTCAATATAGGTCCAGGTGTAAACTCTCCATCTATAAACATTTGATCGTAAGGTCTATAAACACTTTCAAATTGATCTTGTGTAATTCTGTCTTGCCCTGCAACTTCTGCTTGTTTTTGTGCTACTGCTAAATCTTTTCCTGACATTCCATATAAACTCATATCGAAAGTAGGATCAAACATATCACCTAAATCTTGATTTGGTCCTACACCTAATTTATTTCTAACAGACTTGTCTAAAGTGCTTCTAGTCATGTTAGTTCTCATTTCATTTAAAGCTTCTAACGGACCTATTTTACCATCTTTATTATCATCAAAAAGATCTAAACGTTGTTGTTCAGTTAACTTTGTTCTTTTATTTGGAGAAGTACCAAATTTAGTTGCTATTACTTTTTGTTTTTGACCTGCGTATAATTCTTTATTTTTATTAATTAAATCTTGTATTCTTTGTCTTTCTTTTTCTTCTTCTTCTAATCGTTGTTTTTCTTTTTCTTCTGCATCTTTTTTTTCTTGTTCTGTTTTAGCTGCCTCCATTGCTGCTTTAGTTTTTTCAAACTGTTTTGAACTACCTCCAGCATATCCAGAATCTTTTATGTTTTGTTTAGCTATCTCTGACTCTAAAAAATTAGCTTGATCATCTAAATAATCTTGCATGGTTTGACCACCATTACCACCATCACTGCTTTGATTATTACTAGGGCTACTAGAACTAGGACTACTAGGAGTAGGATCGTTAAAATTACCAGACTCATCTTTTCCACCATATTTTTCACCTGGTGGATAAGCAGGTATACCTTCTTTGGTCATTGTTTTTTGACCACCTAATTTTTCTAATTGTGTTGCTTCACTTGGCGTAATGTAAGCTAACATATGATCTTGACCTTTAATTTTTTTATTATTCATAATACCACCACCTTTAGCCATGGTCCGTGGTTCTTGCATCATGGTTCCTATACCTTGTTGGTTAGAACTCATCTGTGCTTCTGACATAACTTGTTCTAAAAATTGTTGCATAGACATTGGCTCTAGGCCCATCTCTTCCATCTCAAATACATGCTTGTCATACTCTTCTTGTAGTTGAGCCATTTGAAACTCTTGCATCATTCTTTGATCTTCTTGAGGTGATTTAGGTCCTTGATTACCTGAGTAGGTAATTTCTGGTGCTCCAACATCTAGTGATTCTAATCCTGTTTTCATATAATTTTTAAGTTAGTTTAAAAGCAGGAATTTAACCTGTGGGTTTCCTATATTACTTGTTTTTGTCAAGTAAATCAAGCTATGTTGTAACAGTTCTTTTCTGAACTTCTAGAGCAGATAACACTACATGTAGCCTGTTTGCTGTAGCTGCTGTTACTTTTAATATTTCACTTTCCTCTAATACAAGAGGTGCTGTTAATAGTTCCGTGGTCCCATTAGCAGATATTGATTTTGTCTTAAATAAACTAAACACAGCTGCTGCTGTATCAGTAATGGTTACAGTTATAGTATCTGCATTACCTGAGTCTTCTGACACTAATATAGATTTTATAATACATGTTGTAGCAGATGGAACTGTATATAATGTAGTAGCACTTGTTGTAGTTAAATCTACTTTTTTATTTATAAATGTATTAGCCAAAGAAATATGCCTCCGCTTCTGCTTCTTCTTTTAAATCTTGTTGATAAGAAGTATTTAACTTTTGCACAATACTATCTATATCTCTAACAAAAGATTGTTGTACTTGCTCGTCATAATCTTTAGCAGGTTGTGTAAGTGATTGTACTATTCTAGCCATTATCTTCTACCATCTGGTTGTATATCTAATCTAAATGTACCTAGTTTCCAAAACTGACTTGTACTACTATTAGATACTTTTAAAGATATTGATCTAGCTCTAGCACGTGTGTCAAGTTTTTGTGTAGAATTGTTTACAGTAAATGGACCAAGTGATGAGCTTGCTGCTGTGTCATTAGGAAAATCTTTTAGATTTAATGTAACAACACTATCACCTGTTTGTGATAAAAAGTCTGGTAACACTCTTCTAATTTTCATCATAAACTCACCATCACCCTGTAGTCCTTGATTACCTATATCAAAATCTCCTGATTGTATGTTTGCAACAATAGAGTTTGTTGCACCTTCTTTAATTTCATCTAATCCTTTTTCGTGTTCAAAGTATGTTGTTGTACCATCAGTACATCCAATAACATGATCTTTGTTTGTAGTTGCTGTTGTATCATCACTATTATATTCTGTTGCATGTGGTTTACCAAATACAGCTGAGTCTTGCCACGCAGTCCTTGCTAATGTTCCTGTAGTCCACACTGGCCTTTCTGGTGTTGAGTCAAGATAGTTATAACATACCATACGGTTAACGGTTCCTGATCCTGAGTTAGGATAAAACCACATAACCTCACCAAACAAGTTATTAAGTCCTGCATTGATATGTTGTTTTGGAATTGTATTTATATCATCATAAACATGATCTTCAACTAAACATGCAAGTGATTCTAGTTTACCTGTGTATCTAAAGAAACCATTTTCTGACATCCAATAAGCAGAACCATCAACCTCTACAGCTGCGTTCTGTCCTATCAATCCACAGTTAGTACCTACTTGTTGAAATGAAAAAGTAAAAGGTGCACCAACAAATCTCATAATAAATAATGCAGTATCTGTCCATACGTAAATTGCATCCCTACCTCTGATTGCTCCTATAATTTTTGATCCGTCTGCAAGTCTTTGTGTACCTGCAGTGTTAGTTGCACTAGGTGCATAAGACGTTGTTTCATCAATAGATTCTTGGTCCGAGAATCGTATAAACATTTCATCTCTTGTGCTTGATGTACCAATAGTTGTTTCTGTTCCAAAAAATATTAAGTGTCTATCCGGTGTAGATACTAAACTAAAACTAGATGATGTAGGTGCATTAGCAAGTATAGTTGCTCTTGTTGCATTAGCTGTTGTAGGATCTGAATCCCATTCAAATGTTTCTCCACCTGATATAGTTGCAATAAGTTTATTACCAAAATTATCTAATGACCATAAACCTGGTGCTGTAACAATATCTCCTGATGCTGCAGCGTTCCATGCAAAAAAGTTTGATGCATCTGTAACAGTTGCACCTGACGAATGTATTGCAGCCGTGGTCCCTGTTGCACCTCTCGTTAACCCAGATAACGTGCCACCGCTATTTCCTGTGTAAGTAATTAGTTCAGAACCAATCTGTACTGTACCTGATGATGGAAACGATGTTGAACTAGCCATAGTTAATGATGTAACTGATGCATTTATTCCTGATGATAGTGTTGATGTAAACTGTCCTTGTGCTACACCACCCCATGATCCAAGGCCCCAACCTGTTGTTGCAACCTCAACTGCTGGTCCAACAGGATAATAATGTTTAACACGAATACCACCAGATGTGCTTGCACCTGATCCTGATTCGTTAGATGCCATAGTAACTGTTAGTGTAGTAGTTGTAGGTATACTTGATACTTGAAATTTGTTGTCGTCAAAATTAGCAGAATTAAAATCAGAATTTGTTATTGATGTAAAATTATCTAATAATATTATATCACCTTTATTTATATTATGTGCCGATGCAAAAGTTATTGTAACAGTTGCTGATCCGTTAGTTGTAGAGAAAGCTGATGTTAAAGTTGTAGTAGATTTAATTGGATGTATATCATAAAAAATACCACCAGAGTATGCATACAATATTCTATTTGTACCAAGAGCTGCATACTTAATACCACTGGCATTTACAAAATGGTGTATGGCTGTGTTACGTCCAGTTAGATCAACAGAACCTAGTTGTGCCCAACCTCCTATTTTTTCAGGTGTACCATATCTAAATCTAACATTGTCACCTTCTATCCATTGGCCTTCACCTCCGGTGCCGGTAACTTGTTTATTAAACCCTGGTTGGAAATTTACTTTTTGTAACATATAACCTCATTGTATTACATATTCCTTAATGGTGGAATACCTAACATCGGCCTTTTGTCAAACCTATTTTTTTCAGCAAAAGGACCATTTACATGGTTATAATGAAGAAATACTTGAGCGCAAGTATTTCCTTCTAGAGGTTCTCTCCAATGTTCTAATTCGCAACCACTATACACTAACATGTCTCCTACATCAAGTAAGACTTCTGTGCCTTCTGGTGCACCTGGTTTTATAATTCCTTTGTATTCATCTATAACTGTGTCAGCTCCCGTACCATCTATAAATATAGGCCACTTACTACCACCTAAATGTATGGTTGTAGATATCTCACAACTTGGTCTATCTTTATGTCTACGTAATATATCTCCTTGTTTATATATTCTAGCATAAGAATATGTGGGTATTAATTGAAGCCCTGTCTCTTGTTGCATGACTGGTAGTACTTTCATTAACAGAGTCTCCATTATAGGATCTGCGTAATGTGAATATGTATTAGGAACCTGTTGATCAGTCCATGTACCTAATAATCCTGTGTCGTAAGTAATATTGTTTTTATACATCCAAGCAACAGCATCTCGTTTAAGTAAAAAATAATTAAATATAAAATTCGCTAACTCATAGTTAACTGCACCTTTTATAACTTGATATTTATTAAAAGCCATTTTGTATAAAATTAAAACTTACTGATATTCTTATATCGTTAGATTGATTTTCTTCTACAGCATGCCACAACCATGATGGGAACATTATAATTCTACCAGGTATAGGATCAAGGTATGCTTCTCTCCACAAATCTTTACCAGGGTTACCTGTTTTTCTTATAGGCATAATAGATTGTATTCCAGGTCTAGGATCGTATATTTTTAAACGACCAGACTGAGGTTTTGATTTAATGTAATACACACCAGAAAATAAAGAATTAGGATGCACGTGTGGTTGATTCATACCACCTGGTGGATTTATGTTAGCCCACATATTTCCTAGTTTAGAACCTCTGTCTAAATGTTCATTATTAAATATATCTTTTTGCATTTTAAATAATTCTTTAACTAATTCTTGATATTCTGGTTTTGTGTGCATATCAGTTGTTGAGTGCCAACCTTTAACATTTGTTTTAGAAACACCTGGGTCTTGGTTAGACCAATTAATAACGTCTTGTGCTAATTGATTATTATTTAATTCTACATCGTTAGCATATACAAATGTTGGAAAAAATTTTTCTATTATCATCTAAATGGTTTACCTCCAAACCAAACAACGAGTGATTGTCTAACTCCACGAGTAACTGGTGCAACCCTATGATTTAAAAATGATGCAAATATAATAGCGTGTCCTTGTTTAAGTTCTGCAAACTTACCTGGAGCCATAAGTTCTAAATCACCACCTTCAAACTCTGATGGATCATTTAATAAAAGAGTCATAGATATTTTTCTAACTGGCGGTTCGTGTTGCATGTTTACATCACAATCCATATGCCAATCATAAAACCCACCTTCTGGATATTCTGTAAACTGGGCTTGCTCCGTAACTTGTATATCACCAAAACCAAAATGATTTTCATTTGCTTTTTGTATAAATTTATTAAGGTCTTGATACATATGATCCATTTCTTTAAATGGTATCCAACTAATAGTGGTTATTCTTTTGTTTGTATCTGTTCCTCCACCAGGTTTACCCATACCAACTTGTGCTTTTTGCGGTGTTTGTCTTCTACCTGCTTCTATAATTTGTCTACATTGATCTGGTGTAAATAATGGTGTTGTAGTTTGCACTATCCAACTTTTCCATTTGGGTTCTGTTATTATCACGTTACACTCCTGTTTCTTACCGGGTCATAATCAACATCACAGTTACAAGACAAAGTTCTTCTAAATCCTGATC